TAGCCACGGCATTATTGGCACGTTCTGGTGGGATAGCAATAATGACCAATGCTCGGCGCTTGAAGGAGCCGATGATATCCCAATCGGCAAACTGAGCGTGCAGGCGAATCTCACTCCCGAACAGGCTATCGAGGCCACGCTTGGGCGCGGGACGTGCAAGTGGCATGGGGCAATAGGTGAAGGATTCTGCGAGGGACACATCTACAGCGGCGATAACGGAGAGACCGAGCAGGAGCCGTTTGGCGTCGCGTCTCACATGCTGTCATGTGGCCATGTGGTGCTTATGGAGAACGAGGGCGGCATAAACGAACCAAGGCCAAAGTTCTGCCCATACTGCGGAAGACTCGTGGAAGGAAGTTGGCATGAAGCTAGTTGATATTACGGGGAAGCGCTTTAACAGGCTCACCGTCATTGAGCGAGCTGGGAGCGACAAGAAGGGTGAAGCAACGTGGCGGTGTCTTTGCGACTGCGGGAATGAGACAGTCGTAAGGGGGTCACGGCTGCGCAGGGGCGAAATACGCTCATGTGGGTGTCTCGGTGACGAGACGCGAGTTAAGAACGGACACAAGAGGATGCCAGTTGGTCACGGGAAGTCTCGTTCAAGGCTCTACGGTGTCTGGCACGCGATGAAGGCTCGGTGTTACCAGCAGAGTCACCCGCATTTCAAGGATTACGGCAAGCGCGGCATCTGTGTGTGCGACGAATGGCGAGATAGTTTCGAGACGTTCGCGGAGTGGGCAAACGCCAACGGGTACGACGAAAACGCGGCAAAGGGTTATTGCACACTCGACCGCATCGACCCGAACGGCGATTACTCCCCGACTAATTGCAGGTTTGCGGATATGGCCGTTCAACAAAACAACAGACGAGACCGCGAAAAGAGCGCTGAGATTGTTCAAGGCAAAGATGGCATCTATCACCTATCACCCAACTGCGGCAGGCGGGTGATCGAATGAGGTACGTAATCGCCGGAATCGTCCTTCTCGGCCTCCTTGCCCTCGTTGCCGTTGCCCATGACGAGTGGCACGAGGAGCTTATGGACGCACGTGGGGCGTTAGAGTGGCTCGATAACGTCAACGACAAGCTGAGAGCAGAGAATGCCGAGCTGCGCGAGCTGGTGGCCGACATGTGGTTCTGGCATTACTGCGGCTACATCGACAAAGAGCCGCAAGAGAGGCAGATGGAACACATCGACGGCGTCATTAACCGCATGCGCGAACTGGGAGTGGAGGTCGAGTAATGGACGAGATTGACCAGGTTGTACTAGAAGCAAAGGACGTACTTGCACTAGTCCTCAATGGCCCCATCCCTGATAAGTGGTCTGTTCATTGCGAGACGATCAACGATGAAGAACTGCGCAACAACAGGTTGCCGCTTGTGTCTGACCTTGCAAGCAAGCTCCTTTGGTCGCTGTTCATGGTGAGCAGTTGGAAGGGCGATTACAGGTACAGCGCTAACGAGTGCGGTAAATACGCCTACAACTGCCTAGAGGCCATAGCCAATGACATGCTCGAATACCTAGAACCGAACGACGCTACGAGACTTTGCAGGGAGTGGCTAGAGCTGATGGAAGGGGAGAAGTGAGCAGGATCATCCGCGAATACATCCTGCCTTGCTATGAAGAAGCAGGGTTGCTTTGGGTTCACGGGATTCACGGGAAAGTCGGCAAGAACGAAGAAGTGGTGCGGTGCCGCAACTGCCAAAGCCTGATTGATTGTGGCGACCACTACATATGCGTCATGTGGGGTTGCCCGACTGAGCCTGATGGTTATTGCCACAAGGGAGAAGGGGTGGACAATGACCGACGTTGACTGGCAGAAGGAAGCCGAGAAGTGGGAGGGCGAGTGCCGTTCCCTCGAAAAGAAGCTGGAAGCTGCCGAGATAATGGCCGAGAAAGCAAAGAGGACGGAGCGATACGTTCTCAATATGCTGGTTGATACGTGGGCCGAGAGACAAGAGGCCGTGTACAGCAACGACGTAGGCCAGTATCGGAGTGATATCGAGAGACTTACCGATAGGGCATACATGCTGCTTGACCTTCTGGTGAAGCTCAATCGTCCCGCTGCATTGTGCGGTGAGCGCAAATGAGAGAGTTTATTGTCACATCCGACCAGATGAAGACAATTGCCGAGGCGGTTAGTGAAACGATAGGCAGGCCGATTACAGAAGTGGTCGTGTCTGGTGACAAGCTGCCAGAGATAGTTCGGTGTCGAGATTGCAATCACTACGCCACGAATATACACGGGAGCTATTGCAAGAAGTCGATTACGCAAGTCGGCGACAGCAACGGCTTCTGCGCATGGGGGGTGAGGAAAGACATTGGCTAAATATCGAGTCCAGAAAGGGCCTTGGGACTTTCCACCCAAGACCCTTCTTTTCTATGAGGACGATGGGACGCGCATAAAGCGCCACGAGTACGTCAACCCCGTCCGCTGCTGCAACTGCAAGTACAGCTACGTCACCAAGGACGAGTCCGGAGCGCTTGTGCTTGCCTGCGAGGAAAGAACGGAACACCTCGACAACAACAGCTATTGCGATAGGGGAGAGAGGCAATGAGAGAGTTCATCTTCCCCTGCATCGACGTTGTGGGAGTGATGGTCCCTGAGCATCGTTACGCCGAGTTGGAGGAAGTCGTGAGGTGCCGAGATTGCAGGCATTTTGACAATGACTCTGACTTGTACGGTTGTGACCTGCTCAATTTCGCAATGCCGCACATGGAGGACGGATACTGCGCATGGGGGGTGAAGAAATGACACCGAGACAAGAGGAAGTCCTGCGCTACATCGGCAGATACATCGAGGAAAACGGATGGTCGCCCACGCTTCAGGAGATTGCAGACGGCATTGGCCTGAAGTCGAAGTCAACTGCATGGAGGCACATCAAGGCTTTGGATAAGCAAGGTCTGACCAGACACGGGGACGGACCGAGGACGATCACCCCCACCGAGGAAGGTTGGGCCTCATTTACCAGTGACGAGAAGGAGGCAGCTTGCGAATCGAAGTCAAGACGTTCCAGTTGCCGTGTACGTCGAAGCAACAAGCGCTGAAGGTGCTAGAAGAAGCAGCCGAGGCTTACAGCGCTTGGATTGAGCTAGAAGACCAACTGACAATGGGTATGCCCCACGACAAGTACCTAGACACTGGGCTTGCCCAAGAAATCGCTGATTGCATCACGGCCTGCTGCAACCTTGCGGAGAGGTACGGGATAAACCTGCAAGCCGCGATCAAACAGGTTGAGAAGAAGAACAGAGAACGAGGCAGATACGAAGAAAGGAACGGACAATGAACCCACTCCCCACGCTGACCGACGAGCAGAGGCGCGACAACCTGAAGCGCGCTATGGCTTCTCGCAAGAGGCAGGCCGAGGTGAAGAAGCAACTGAAGGACGGGACGCTGAAGGTTTCCGACGTTCTTGCAATGGAGGACGAGTATATCCAGCACATGAAGGTCCTTTCGCTTCTGAAGGCCATTCCTGGTATCGGTGACGCGAAGGCCATTGCCTACATGGAGACGAACCACATTTCCAAGAGCAGGCGCATCCAAGGGCTAGGCGTTCACCAGAAGGAAGCCCTCGTAAAGCGGTTCGGCTAGTGGATGCAGCAGAGCTTCTAGCCTTTAAGGGCAAGAACGGACTATGTGCGAGGCTGGGCGAGCTTTACGGAAAGGTCGCGGCCTTGGAAGAATCGCCCGCCCGCACCACCTCTGGGCTCGTCTCCGGCTTTGGCGGGGGGATTTCAAACCCCACACAAAGGGATGCCCTAGCGCTGATTAGGCGCAAGGAGAAGATCGCGGCAGAGATAGCAGACCTCGAAGCGCTGATTGGAGAAGTCGGCGCATTGCTCCATGAGGCCCCTCACGGTAATTGGGTGGCTGACTACTACCTAGACGCTGACGGGGACGTGACGTGGGGGATGCTTGCTATCGAGGCCGACGTTACTACTAGGACAATGCTGAGGTGGAGGGACACATGCCTAGCTTGGATAGCGAGAAGCGAGAAGCGCTGGTGAAGGCCATAAACGTCTCGATTGAAACAAACTCCATGACGTGCGCATCCTGCCTCGACATTAGCCTTTCTGAAGACGCTGACGAGGCTTTGTGCGAGGCTTTCCAGAACCTTGCCGAGCTGTGCGCCACCAACGTTAAGTTGTTCCGCTTGTCCGAGAAGGCTCTGAAGGAGGCTTGGGGCATCATCGACTTTCGGCGTGACGTTGATAGCCTCTAATGCCACTGAGACGGCCTGAGACGCTTACTAAGCGCATTTAGCAACTGCGGCGGTACTAAGTGCCATTAGCAAACAATCTGAACGGCACACGGCCTTAGAATCGCTCAAACAAAGGGGGTGATTCGTTACTAGTATGTGTGAGTGCGAAAAGCTGATGGAAGAGAACGAGGAAATGCGCTGGCTGCTGGCGTACACTCTGGCCTACTTCTGCGGGGAAGAAGGCTGCAAGGCGTGTCCCTTGTACAGCGAGTGCGAGTCATTGCCAAACTGCAAGTACCCTGATTACTTCAGGGAGCAGGCGCAGAAGTTCGTATAGAGAAAGCCCCTGTCTCATTCGAGGCGGGGGCTATTTTTTGTTTTGATCGCAGATGATTGTTAGCAGGTGTTCGGTTGCCCATTGCTCTGACATGAAGCCACACACCGTTCTTTTGAGCTGGGGCGAGGTCTGACGCCTGATGAAGCTCTCCAACTCATGCCAGTAGTCGAAGATATCATCTTCGCACTTGCTCTTGGATAGGCTGTTCTGGTTCACGAAACGATGCTCGACCACCATAGCGTTTCTTGTGGCGTGGTGGATGTAATCATCGAGGGCAAGACATTCGAGGACAAAGAGCCCGTCTTCCCCATACCGCAGACCTTCGCAGAATCTTACGGTGAGGAAGTCACGCCTGAACAACTTGTTCCAAACACCAAACCAGGCTTGGGGCATACGTGCCGATGAATAGGTGCCGGAAGTGTTCGTGTACTTCAGTGAGGTCTTGTTGAGTTTGGCGTAGTAGCGTCGATGGTTGAGCTGGTGGATGTTGGCTCGCTTGTCACTGGCAATGGTGCTAGAGAAGGTCTGATAGGCGTTTGGGAGGTATGCGTCGTCCACGTCGAGGAATGTAACCCAATCGCCTGAAGCGTGGTCTATGCCAGTGTTCCTCGCTCCGCTGACTCCCTTTGTCCTTTCGTTGCTGATTAGCTTGAAGCGTTCGTCTGGGGCGCAACGCCTGAAAACGTCTGTACCGTTGTCGGTGCTGAAGTCGTCAACGAAAAGAAACTCGAAGTCCCCTGGTTGGTCTAGGCTGTTGATACATTGTTCGATGTAGTCTTCCGCGTTGTAGAACGGGACAATGACGCTAATCAACGCTCCCACCTGCACTTGTCTGGGAATTGGCTTCTGATGTACTCGCCCACTTTTCCGCTCTTGAAAGATTCGTCACTGGTAGATAGGAACCTTTCTTTGCCAGAAGGAACCTCGTCCATCTTCTGAATCTTGCAATCACCTCGACGTTGCCCGCCTATCTTGTGCATGTTCCCGTAAAGGCTCCGGAACATTGGGTATGGGCGAAACTCCGCGATTGTCTCCAATGCCTTTTGCTTGTTGATAAGCATTGGCAGATGCATGGCGTAATCGTCGGTGCCGTATCCCTTGGCCTTTAAAGCGTCGGCGGCTTTGATTAGGTTTTGGCTCCAAGCGCTGCCCTGAGCCCTTCCAGCTCGGTCGTAGAGATCGCACTTGTTTCGATAGACAAAAGGCTTCGTCACTGGCTGCATGATAAAGAAGTCGTCATTAAACAGCCAGAAGTCGTCGCTGATTTCATCGGTGAGGCAAGCCAGCTTGATTGAGTTTCTTACCCGCTCCCAAGGAGACTTCCCCTGTTGGACGAAAGAAATTAGCTTGTCTGGTTTGAGTCCGGTTGGGCATCCACAAAGGAACAATACCCTTCGACAAGGAAAGTTCTTCTCCACCGATCTGAGCGAATACCGTGCCTCATGTGACGCTGCGCCACGCTTCAAGATGTAAACCACGTCATGTTCGAGCATTGTTCCCCCTATTCAGTTGTCAACCTGAAGAAAGTTTAAAACAAAAAAGCCCCTACCTCCGAATTGGAGATAGGGGCATGTTCGTTACTGGTATATCGCTACCAGATAGCGTCTTTGTACTTCTCTGGGTCTGCGTCGTACTGGGATGCCCAAACGAAATGTGTGGTGAGTCCTTCCTCATTGAGGAATTGCCAGACCTCGCGCATGATCGCGTTGTGGACGTGTGAGGGGCGGCTGTCTCCCCTCATTCTCCCTAGTCCGTCGTTCGGCCTGAAAAGAACGAGGGTCGCGGAAGTCATGTCGGGGTTCAGAGTCCTGTAGTCGTCTACCACGTCGAGGACACGTGCGACTTCTGACTCGTGCCATTGAAGTTCCCTGTCCATCCACGCCCACGCTTCAGGTCGAGGCTCCCACCTGCTCTTGGGCGTTTCCCACATCTTGATTGTGTGGACGTTTACGCCCATGTCTGTAGCACAAGCCTCTTGTGGCCAGCCACAAAGCTCGCGGCAAGCTCTGAAGTCGGCTCCGGTGATTCCGTGCTGAAGCATTTAGACCTCCATTTCATCGAGCATGTCACTCGTGTCCATGCGGCGGGGTTGGTCGTCAAACGTGGTCATAATGTAGCCCACACCATACTTGGGCAGGTGCGAGAAGTCGAAACCAGGACCGAAGACGTAGCGGGCGCGGCTCATGTCCCTGAGTCGCAGGACAACCGAATTGGTGATGTTGTCCACCAGCTCGTTAGGAAGGTTCTTACGTGTGGGAACCTGCGTGCAAGCGATAACGAAAACATGCGCGGCTCGACCAATAACGGCAATCTTGCCAAGCATTTCACCGTAGGACTTACGGTGCTGGCTGTCGGCCATAAGAAGCGCCATTTCGTCAACCACGACGTAGATGGGCGCCTCGTCGGTTTCCTTAACACCCCTCTGCTGCATCACATCGAGGCGAATCATCATCTGGGTATAGGCGCAGGAAACGGCGGCGAAGAAATCACCCGTGCTGTCTGCGTAGTACAGCACATTATGAGGGTGGCTCTTGGTCCACTTGTGCAGCTCGACTCGCTTGGGGTCGATCAAAACCCACATGGCGCTGTGGTCCTCGGCCTGCTTGGTAAGAATCTGGTTGAGGAAGTAGCTCTTGCCACTTCCCGTTGTGCCGACGATCAAGGTGCTAGCAAGCATTTCTTCTCCTGTTCTGCCCTGTTGGGCATTTCGTGGGTATTAGTAGCCTTCGGGGTGGGTGAAATCATCTTCTAGGAGTTTGTCGGCCATTGCTCTTGCCTGAGAAATCGTCATAGGCGGGAAGTGCGTAGGCTTGGAGAATCGTCCGACTAACCACTTGTACTTGGTGTCCCATGTGTACAGTTCCCATGTGGTCTTGCTGGTCTCGGGGTCGAATCCGTCCGGAAATTGCTCCAAGAAACGATCGACGGTGACAAACTCGGTCGTGAGGGTCGCGGTGATGCCGTTTCCCAAATCGCGATCCTCGCAATACTCGCAAGGGTCGTAGAACCACTCCCAATTCATTTTCGTTCTCCTTTGCTCTTATGCCCTTTAGGGCAACTCGTGGGGGAAGTCTTTGCCTCCCCCACATTGAGTATAGCTGATGTAACCAAAGGTTACAAGTGCCTGTTTAGTTTGCGTAGATGGTTGCGTTTGCGAGGTTTTCCGCGAGTTCTTCCCACATATACATTTCAGACATGCGGTAAAACTCTCGTGCTGCCCTCTCCATTGGACATTCCCCTTCTGCGAGATCGTCAAAATCGTCTCCGGCCTCTGAGGGGTCAAGCACTATCTCCGTGTAGACCTTGAAGAATTGCATCTTGCCTTCGGTCTCGGCCTCGTGGCGCTCGTTGTCGAGAAGTTCCTCGGCCAAGTATTTGAGTTCGTCCGCGAGTTCGTAGAGGTCTCCTGGTGTGTGAACCTCGTTAGCGAAAAGCCTCCCGATGTGAAGGGCGAGGTCTTCCCAAGTGTTGATTTCCATTGCCTTTTCCTTCCGAGCCTTTAGGCTCTCTCGTGGTTTCGTCGCTAGTACATAGTGCCTAGCATGGAAGGGACTAGAGACGTTCCTAGTCCCTTGTGGTGGTAGGCGCTGATTAGAAGCGGTGGAACATAAAGCAGTTGGTGGTTCGTGCCGCGTCCGCGTAGAGCTGGCCTGTGGTCGTGTCCCTGATCATCAGGCCATTGATGCCGTAGACGCCGAGCGAGAAGCAGACGTTCTCGAAGTCGTGATACTTGCGCTGGCCGGACTCTACCAGCTTTCGCGCCTCGTCAAGAGGAAGTGCCGTTCCATACGTGAGTTCTGCGCGAATGTCCTTCTGCCTAACCTGAAATTTCATTGCTAGTCCTTCCCGTGCTTATTAGCACTTTCAAGAGGTTTTCGCCTGTATAGGCTTCAATGAGGGTTTCATTTAGAAACCCTCCGAGAAGCTAACGCGGCGGTTAGCAGTTGATATCAGGCGTGAGCCAACTAAACCCGTAATAGGGGTTAGTGCTTGCATGGAAGTTGCCGTCGAATTGTGCTCCGTCGCTGAAAGTGTCGAGTTTGCAAAGCGCCTTTTTGTTCATGTCCTCGAAGGCCAGTTGTCGCGCAAACTCGCGCATGTGGCGATTGGTTGTGGCTGACTCCGGCTGGCCGACAAGACGTGTGAGGTTGTGCGAGATCGTGTCGTAGCGCATAACCTCGGTTGTGTAGGAGACAAGCACGATAACCTTATCGCGCCTGTATACCCTTGCTTTCCCGTAGAAGGATTGGTGGTTGTCGTAAATTGGCGTGAGTTCGCCGATATATTGCGGTGCCATTGTTAGTCCTCTCCGGCCTTTAGTTGGCCTCTCTAGTGTTTCAGGCTCGTATAAGCCTCGCGGGGGGCATCGTTTAGATGCCCCATAGCGAGAATTAGACCAGCTCGAAAAAGTCCGCGATAAACTCACGGGGAAGGGTAAGCGCCTCTGCAATTGCCATTGCAATTGCTTCGTCCCACGTCTCCGCTTCGTCGTAGCAGTCTCGCGCCTCATAAGGGCAAATGAAGCTTTCGAGGAAAGTAAGATATTCCTCGTCTTGCATCTGGTAAAGCTGCTCACTGGTAACATCCATGATGTTTCCCCTCCGTGCCTTTTGGCACTCTCTAGGCGCTTGTCTTTGGAGACTTGCGCTTTTTCTTGTCGAGACCAAGGAAGAAGGCCAGTGATTCAGGCGTATCCCCTTCTTGCCAAATGACTTCCTCGGTACCGAGTATGGAAACCCTGATAGGCTTCCCGTACTGGCAAATGATGGTAACGGGAGGAATGTTTTCTTCCTCGGACTGTGCCGTGTGACAATCTGTGATGTTGCCAGTGATAGGGGAAAGTGCGTCGATCCACTGGCAAGGTTGCCCGCCTTCGTATGCGGTAGCAACCTTGGAAGCCCTGAAGAAAAGCCCTGAAGTTTGGTCAAAGTAGGTCATGCGGTGAAATTCCTGGTAAGCCTTGCCACCTCGCGGGCCTTTTGCCGGACGCTTGCCAATACCAGAGCTATATCGCGTGGTAAGAACCTCGATACTAGAAGCGGTATCACTTGCAAGCGGCATTGAACGAAACCTGTTGTAGTGCCGCTTTGTTTTGGGGGGGATGATGTAGGGCTTTGACATTTGATCGCCCCTCTCTGGCCTTTAGGCCATTTCTCTGTTAATACCTACCAATCAGGGAATAGGAACAATGTTTCGAGCGTTGCGCTATTCCCTGCAAGCTAGGTATTGCATCGGGCTTGTTAGCCCTATCTTTGTTCGTCTTCGCTTTACGTGTCCGACGACTCATTAGACCCGTTCGGTTTAACGTCTCATTTATCGACGTGTCCCAATTCCTTAGTCTGCCAGGAAATTGTAAGCTCACTATTCGGTTTCCAAGGTTCGACTTCGTTCTCGGACTTGGTTTTCGTCCGTCTCCCTTTGCCGTGGGCGTAGTCCCCGAAGATTGACTACCTTTGTTTCCTCCGTTTCTCTCTGGCGTGTTTGTTTTTGTTGTCTACAATATAGCAACCATCGTTACTAGTAGCAACTATCGTTTCTTGTCTACACATATCCTACACAACTATGGTTGTCACAATGCTAGTTGTTGTAAGATGTGCAGGTAGTACTACCTATCAAAGAAAGTGTGGAATTATGGATGCAAGGGAAACGTTGCGATATCTCATAGATCAATCGGGCAAACCTAAGACAACAATCTCTACCGATCTAGGGAAGTCGCAAGGGTACATAAACTCATACCTAACAATTGGTCGCGCGCCAGGCGTCGATGTGCTAGCCAATATCGCGGATGTGTGCGGATACGATCTTGTCATTGTCAATCGAGAAACCGGACAAACGACTAGGATCGATCCACAAAGAGACAAAGACTAGCACGGATAAAGACTCACACACAACAACAAAGCGTCTCTAAAAGGCTTACAAGCGTTTCTAGCTATGTTTATGAGCATATGGCTAGAAATAGACTTGCAAGCCTTATTTCTTCATGGATGGTTTTAAAGAAGACACAACAAAAGACAAGGAAACAATATCTAAGGCTTATCTACCAGTAACGAACAATAGCCACGAAAGATCATCGAGGACAATAAACGATAGGGTATAGGAAGAGACTAGCTAGGAAATGTGTGTTTACCTGCAAGGACAACATGTTAGATGCAAGCTAGCAAGTGAAAAGGTAGTTAGGTTCGACCATTCGCCAGGTCAAACCGTAAACCTTAGCTAACAATTTAAGACGTACTTTCAGGGTATCGAAAGTGTATAAATCCATACGATTAGAGGTACCTAATTGCATAAAGGCACCCAAATCACCGCCCCTAGACTTCAATTTGTGCATAAACGTTAGATTCACTTTAGCCTGCGCTAGTTTACATAAGGTAGATTATCAAGGTTTTATCAGGGACAAATGAGCAGGTAAATGAGGCAGCAACGTTTCCTAGGCTCGATTATCAGGCAGATCATCGGGGTAGGGTAGGGGCCCCCCTTGCCGGAACATCGACGCGCGGGGTTACCCCCGTGAGTAGATTTCAGCAAAAAGACCCCCTCCATCACCAGATTTTCCAAAAAGACCCCTTTACCCTGCTCACCAATACCACAATAACCCCCCTCACCTGCACTTATGTACCCAAATGTCACTACCTCGGATTACCCACGCTATAATTGCGTAGCAACCCTTCTCTCATAAGAGGTCTTTTATATGGCTAAACAGTCCCCTGAAAGCAATGCTTCTGAACAAAGCGGGTACTTCACCCACCAGAGGCAGTTGATGAAGTTGGGGGAGAACAGGGTAGACCTCAACAACTCAGACGAGGTTAAGACCAGGGCCACGGCGTTCATGATCCTGTGCGAAAGGAACGGCGTGAAGCCCACCCTTCCCGGACTTGCCCTCTCTATGGGCGTCTCGCTCCCAGAAATGGCCCAATGCCCTACGAGAACCCTTATGAGGGCCGTTCAGTCAATAGAGGACGTCACCGTTCAGATGATGGAGGACGGGAGAATACCTATGGCTCCTGGAATCTTCCTCCTGAAGAACTGGTTTGGGTACAGGGACGTTTCGGAAGTCGTGAGAAGCCAAAGAGCCCTTACCCCGACAGAGGAAATCGAGGCCAAGTATGCACGCATTGACTCTGTTGAACAAGGTAATGGCAAGGGCCGCAAAAGGAGACTTGGGAGCGGCAGTTGACGCCTTGACGCTTCTGGAGAACTCTGGAATCAGGGAGGACGTGGCCCTAGACCATGCCAGAAAGCTAAGGGACCTAGGCCGTCATGGGGTGAACAGGAAAGACCCCGAAAGATGGTACGACGTGTGGGAAAGGGCCATGAGGTGGCTCGCCTTCTCGGAGTTCACCACCTTCATGGAATACCTCGAATTGGACCGCCCCGAGGAAGCAAGGTTCTGGATACCCAGAAGGAAGCCTTTGGCTAGGGTTGCCACGGCCTTACAAGACGTTGCGGACGGCAAGCTAGATGAACTGGTAATCAACTTGCCGCCTCGCACAGGCAAGACCACCATAACGATGTTTTGGCTTGTCTGGATGATGGGCAGAGACCCAGAGAAAAGCCACCTTTATACCTCATTCTCGGACACTGTAACTAGTGCCTTCTATCGTGGTGTGAGGGAGATTATCGAAGACCCCTACACGTACAGATATGCCGATATCTTCCCCACGGCACCCGTCGTTTCAACTAATGCCAAGGACAACACCCTAGACCTCCACAGGAAGAAGCGCTACGCCACTTTGACCTGTCGCTCTATCGACGGCACCTTGAACGGCGCTTGTGACGCATCGGGGGCAATGATCGGGGACGATTTGTGTTCTGGCATCGAGGAAGCCAAGTCACCCCTTCGCATGGACAACCTTAACGGCAAAGTCAACAACGACTGGCTTTCCCGTAGGAAGCAGGGTTGCCCCGTCGTGTGGATGGGTACCAGATGGAGTCTCCAAGACCCTATGGGCAGGAGAGAGAAGATTCTCACCGAGGACACCAACTTTGAGAAGGTGCGTTGGCGCAAGGTCTCCATTCCGGCGCTTGACTCTCAGGAGCAATCTAACTTCGTCATGCCCTATGGCGTGGGTTTCTCCCGTCAGGACTACAGACGAATCAGGGCGCAGTTCGAGCGCGACGAGGACATAGCTAGTTGGTTGGCTATGTACCAACAGCAACCCGTCGAAAGGCAGGGCGCTGTATTCGACCCAGCCAAAATGCGCTTCTTCTCAGGGGACGTACCCAAGGGACGAGTGTTCATGGCCGTAGACCCCGCCTTTGGCGGAGGGGACTACACGGCAGCGCCTATTTGCGTTGACACGGGAGAGGACGTTTACGTTCCCGCCGTTGTCTTTAGCAACGAGGAAAAAGATGTGACCATGCCGCTTCTCGTGGACGCGGTTCTTGATTGGAAGGTCGAAAGGGTACAGTTCGAGGCAAACAAGATGCTTCAAAGCTACGTGGACGAGTTCAGACGGCTTCTAAGGGCAAGGGGAATACGAATCACCGTTACCTCCCAGCCTGCGAACACTAGATATTCAAAGGCCGACAGGATACACGACAAGGCACCCGATATCCGAAAGCACTTCCTTTTCCTCGAATCCAACGAGCAACCCCGCGACTACACGAGGTTCATGCAACAGGTCTACGCCTTTACCTCTAAGGGCAGCGCGAAACACGACGATGCCCCAGATTCTTTGGCTATGGCGGCAAGCATGGTCTATCGCTTCCAAAACGACAGGGCAGAGATATTCAGGAGGCCGATTTAGGCCGTTCTAAGGAGTGAGCATGTCAGTTGACAGCCGAGAGCTGCACGGCAGGACGGCCATTTACACCGACGTTGCCGAGATCGACGCAAGCAACATCGAGGACGTTCTGGAAAAGGCCAACAGGACGCACGACTCTAACGCATCGGACATTACCTATCTGTATTCCTACTACAGAGGCACCCAGCCTATCCTCCAAAGGACTAAGACCTTCAATTCCAACGTCTGCAACAAGATTGTTGTCAACGTTGCCAAGGAGATAACCGACTTCAAGACCGGATACTTTCTCTCAGCGCCGATTCAGCTTGTGGACGCCACCACGAACGACGCGGCGGAGACGGTCGAAAACTCGGACTTAGGCAAACTCGCAAAGTGGATGTCCTCAGAGTCCAAGGACGCATGCGACATGGAGTTGGCCTTCTGGCAATCCGTGTGCGGCGTTGCCTACAGGATGCTAGACCCCAAGGACGAGACCCCAGAGGACGAGACCATAGCGCCTTTTAGCGTTATCACGCTCGACCCCCGCTATACCTTCGTGGTTCGTTCTTCCTCGCCCTCACACGTCCCGATGATGGGCGTTACCTACGTCCAAGACCAGGAGGGCAATAAGACCTATTGGTGCTACACCGACTCGGTTGTTTTCACGGTAGACCCAGACGGCAACGTTACCTCTGCCCCTCACCAGCTCGGCAGGGTTCCTATCGTTGAGTATCCATCCGGCCCTACCCGCATGGGAGACTTCGAGGCCGTAGTCCCGCTTCTCGACGCTATCAACACGCTTGAAAGTGGCCGTCTTGATTCCGTTGAGCAGTTCGTTCAGGCAATCATGCTCCTAAAGGGCGTGGACACGGGAGACTTGGCCGAGTTCCTAGAGAACCTTCGGGAAATGGGAGGCATGAGGCTTCCCGCAGAGGGTGACGCAAGGTACCTCTCGCTGGACATGGACCAATCCCAGACGCAAGCCCTCGCGGACAACCTCTATGACGAGGTTTTGCGCATTTGCGGTATGCCCAGAAACCGCAGCTTTGGCTATGGCTCCACCTCGGACACTGGCAGCGCCGTAATCCTTCGAGACGGTTGGAGTAACACAGAGGCGGTAGCTAGAGGTACCGAGACGTGGTTCAGGCGATCCGAGCGCTACTTCATCGATATGGTTATTGACTTCTGCAACCTCGCAGGGGGTACGAACCTCAGACACCAGGACGTCGAAATCAGGTTCCCGCGCCGCAACTACACCAACGACTCTGCCAACGTCGATAACCTCATCAAGATGCTTTCTTCCGAGTGGGTCACGCCGGAGCAGGCGTTTGAACATTCCAATATGTTCCCCGACTCCCACACCGAGTTCCTTAAAGCCAAGGCGTGGCACGACGCGCAAGAGGCTTCGACCGTTAATGCCCTTACCAGCAACGAGGTTCAAATTGAGGAAGTGGTGTAACCGTGGAGGAAATCGTGAAGCTCTTGGAGGATATCGCAGACACACTCCAAAAGCTCTCTGTGCGCACAGAGGAAGCCGCAGAAGCAATCAAGACCATCGAATCTGCTTTGACGGACTATGGCGTAGGCGTCTATGGCGAATACGATAACTAGGTTTGACGAGGCCGCGCCTCTCAATGCCTTCTCGCACACGGACAGGACGATCAGGAGCGGAGCCAGGGCGATTATCCGTCGCTTTAACCGCATGAGGGCGAAAGTACACACCACGAGCGACCTCTACGTTATGTTGGAGATTGTCTATGGCTGCTACTCAGACTCATGGGGATACTACGTGTCTGCCCTGAACCAGTCTTACAAGAGGGCGTATCTCACCGTCTTCCCCAGAGGGTCCCCGAACCTCTCTAGGATTCAGCAATTCCTAAACTCTGTTGCCGTGCCAGAGGGATACATCCCACAATCCGAGTGGGAAAGGAAACGAGCCCGCTGCTATGAATCGGTAGTGGCCGCGATAAACGCGGGCATGTCCCCAGACAAGGCCATAGACACGGCGAGAAACTATGCCGTCAACCAAATGCGGCAGGGATGTGACGACGTGACCGAGATAGCCATTCTCGACGCTTACAAGGACGCGGGGGTGGAAATGGTCATGTACGTTGCCCAGAGGGACGAGAAGGTGTGCCACACGTGCCTCATGCTCGACGGCAGCGTGTACCCCATAGACGATGCACCGAAACTTCCAAAGCACTACAGATGCAGGTGTATTTACGTCCCATATACCAGTAACGAATAGCGTATACCGCCTTCGGGCGTGAACGGGTCAGTGAAGACCTTAAAACGCATCGTGCGGAGTGAACCGCCACAAACAAACGCAGCATGGTTGAGTGAACAACCGACAAAACGCAACCGGAAGGAATCGGGAACATGAAGATTGACACCTCTGCCATTGAGGGCTATGCGGACATGACCGC